TCCTCGATCGATGACGTAGCTTCTACATCGACTGTGTTGGATGGGCTTGGCACTACTGCCATAGCCCGTTGTATTCCAACCAATCCATATGAGAAGCTCGGCACCGCGGTTGCCGAACAACTCGGCGCACCGATCCCAGGGATCTTCGGCCACCAAATTTGGAAGGACAAGGCTCTGACCCTGAAGAACTCAGGATCTGAGTACTTGAACTACGAGTTTGGATGGCTACCTTTGATTGACGACGTGCGGAAAACCGCTTACGCCGTCTCTCACGCGGGAAAACTCCTTCGGGAGTTTCACCGTGGCTCTGGTAAGAAAACCAGAGTCGGGTATCACTTCCCAGTTGAACGTTGGACCCGTACCTTCACCGGTAGCATTTATTGTACTGGTGGGGCTGGGCCCTTTGCTGCAACTGGCTCGGTGACTGAGGAGTTAAGTAGAGAAACCTGGTTTAAGGGTTGCTTTACTTACTATGTTCCCTCTGGTACTTCTCCTATGGAGAAGTTGGCTAGAGCTGAGGCCGATGCGAATCATTTGCTCGGTCTACGGCTCACTCCCGAACTGCTTTGGGATGCCACACCTTGGTCCTGGGCCGCTGACTGGTTTGGAAATGTCGGCGATGTTTTACACAACGTCGGCGCTTTCAGCCACGACGGCCTGGTGATGCAATATGGATACGTCATGCAGCATAGTAAGCTTAAACGTACTATGGACGTACCCTTGTCTTGGCGAACGGCTCGAGTGGAAACATTCGAGACCAAGCTAAGACGCCATGCAACACCTTACGGCTTTAACGTCGATCTGCATTCACTTTCGTTAACGCAGATCTCTATTTTAACAGCCCTTGGGTTAACCCATGGGCTCCCTGGACACGGGTAGATAACTCAATGCCCGTGTTGTCCAACCATGATGCTGGTTTTTACCAGTATCTTCTTTCCATTAAGGATGTTCGATAATGGCATTTGCAGATCCACAGTCAGTCACGATCAACTCGGTTGCGCAGACACTCCCAAGGATTTCCTCTGGGGTGAATGCGGGTGCGTTCCAAAAGGACGACACCACCGTCAAGCTCTCTGTCTCCCATCAGTACGGGAGCAGAAGCCGACGCGTCATCCGTCTTGATCATTCCAAGATCGCGGCAGACCCACTTGTGGCGTCTACCAACGTCCGCCTCTCTATGGCGACGTATCTGGTGGTTGAAACTCCGGCCACCGGATACACCATCGCCGAGGCGAAGCAGGTCGTGGATGCCCTTGTGGCATACCTCACGGCCAGCACTGGAGCGAAGGTCACCCAGCTTCTGGGTGGCGAAAACTAATGCGCTGGCCTAGTTTACTAGGCCGGTGCGTAGTTTTCATCGCGGCTGTGTTGATGGGATATCTCATCTCATCTTCTGTGATTGCATTCGGACTAAGGGATCGACAGCTCCATGAAATGAGCGCCGATGAAAAGCCTTATGTTCTTATGGAAGGTCACGGCAGATGATCTAGCCGTGATATGCCACACCAGCGCCACTCTCGACTACAAAAAGCTCGAGAGTCGTGTCGAACACGAAGGGATGTCATTTCTGACTATCACCCTTCCACAACTAGGAAAAGCCTTTGAGGCTTCTCTAGAACGTGGGTTTTGGGATCCCCGCCAAAACACTGATTTTAAGTGTCGAGGTGGGCTCCCCCTATTTTTAGGGGGTTTCCTGGATCGTGTGTTCGACCGTGGTACTGGACGGTTGCTTGACTTTCCTTGCATAGATTCCATCTTTGCGATACGTCAGCTTTCGCTGATGTTCAAAAAGATTCTCTTACCTGTCAGCGATGACCGGGTAAGGGACGCTATGCTTGGTTTTGCTCAAGTAGAAGAAGAAGTTAGTCAATGGGACTGGAATACGTCTGATCAAATTGAAAGATTTGATCAGACAGTCCTATTGCTTTGGGCTGATGTTCTTTCCGCTGTAGATCGTGAGATCTACAGTGGGGAACTAATCCCGAAGCACGGCCCTGGGGCCACCGCTGACAAACTTTTCGGAAACGAAAAGTATTGTCAGGTCGAGTGGCCACTGCGTTTGGAGGACGTATTCAGCTATATCGAATACGCCCTCCCGAACCTCCGTTATTCTTTGGAGGTTGACCGTGTCTCCTTCTTGGAGCCTGGTGCGGAAAGACCCGTAAGGGTCACGGCCGTACCAAAGACGCTGAAGTCCCCAAGAATCATTGCAATCGAGCCAACCTGCATGCAGTTCATGCAACAGGCTGTCAAGAACGTAATGGTTCAGAAGCTCGAGGCCACTTGCATCGCTGGTGAAGCGAGGCAAAACGTAGCGGAAAGCTTCGTCGGATTCACACGCCAAGACCCAAACAGGGCTATGGCCGAGAAGGGCTCTCGTGATGGGAGTCTTGCGACACTCGATATGAGTGAAGCATCCGATAGGGTCCACAATAAGCATGTAGTACAACTCCTGTCTAGATGGCCCCACTTAAGTGAGGCCGTTCAGGCTGTGAGGAGTACCAAGGCTTATGTAGATGGTGTGGGTGAAATCACCCTTGCCAAATACGCATCTATGGGCTCCGCTCTTACCTTTCCTCTGGAGGCAATGATCTTTACGACCGTTGTCTTTATGGGGATTGAGAAAGGGCTCAACCGCCGGTTGACCCGTAAAGATCTATTTGATCTTACGGGCAAGGTGCGCGTCTACGGGGACGACATCATTGTCCCCGTGGAATATGTGAGTTGCGTGATCGAAGAGCTTGAATCCTTTGGGTTCAAGGTTAACTCTTCAAAGAGCTTCTGGAATGGGAAATTCCGGGAGTCCTGTGGAGGAGATTATTACGACGGTCACTGGGTAACCCCAGTGTATGTCCGTCGTTTACTCCCCCTGTCACGCAGGGACGTTTCTGAGATTGAGAGTCTTGTTTCTCTAAGGAACCAGATGTATTTCGCTGGTCTCTGGCGGGTAGCAAGACACCTTGACTCAGTTGTGGG